GTTTTTCGGCGGCCCTGAGCGCGGCTTCGTCCATGTTGTCGCGTTGCCGGAGCAATTCCTCCAATTGTTCTATTTCAAGCTTATTAAGTGCAAGTTCTTTTTGCTTGCTTTCAGCTAGCGTTTTCGTTGCGGCTATTTGCGCCTGAATACTTTCCATTTGCGCCTTTCGGCTGGCGACTTCGGCTTTGGCGGCTAGCGCGGAGTTTCCGCTGAGGGTGTCCAGCTGTTCTATTTGATCATTAGTGAGAGCCGATAGCTGCTTTCGAAGATCTTTTACCCCTATTTTCGCCTCTTCCATGGCTTTTAGGGCATCGGCAAGGGCCTGGGGATCAAAATCGGCCATATCAGTTTCCTCGCTTATATAAACTAATTAGTAATCCACAAAAAAAGATAAGACCGCCGAAGCAGTCTTATCTATCTTATTACTTACATTTTGGGCGGGCGCGCTGGCTGATTGTGGGGAGTTAGTGTTTGAGTGTTGGAATTATTGCCTTTAGAAGCATTTTCAATTGCTTCCTTTTCCATTTCAAGTTGTTTGATAAGGCGCTCGACAAACCACTTTCTAAGCCCTATAGGCAGGTTATAAGCTTCAGAAAAACTCCATCCACCCGAATACTTCAGAAAGAAAAATTGCTCATATATGTTTTCCATGTATTCATCGGTCAGGCCAAAAAAAGTCCGCTGTGAGCGGCACCTCCATGTCCTGCTCAAAATCACACTCATTGCATTCAAAATGCTGTGTTAAATCTACGTTTGGCGCGGCGAGACGATAAGCCAAACGTAAGTGGCGAGAATCTATGGATGGAATGTTATCAACTAAATATTTTATTGCCTGTAGTGAAGAATCGCCATTAACAGCAACAACCATAGACGCAATTTGCCTTGTTACGTTTTTTTCTGTTGTTTGCCTTTGTTTGCGGTCAGTTTCCATTCCGGCAATAAAAGATTTTTCATCTTTACCGGATAGCAATCTAAAAGTTATATTAATAAGAGTTTTTGGAAGCTGTACAGTAAAAGTATTGTCTTCATTAGATACTATGTCTAATTCTGAAACGTTTTCTCCACCATATATGTTTGCAGAGTTCAAATTAAAAGTATATTCTTGTTTTGTTGTACAACTGGGACAAGATACTTGTGTGGCATATTCACTGCCATAGCCTGAAATCCTGGTTGCAACGATTATTGCATTACGATCACCAACCAAGAGAGAATCAGGATCAATTCTTTTATTCATAATAATGCTCTTGATAACGCGATCTAGAGCTATCCCTTTCTTAAGCAATGAGCGCGAAGTAAGAATATCTTCTTCTTTAGCAGTCATTTGCTTAATTTCAATTGTTTCTTGCCCGTGAAGGGGGTGACCTTCTGAATAAAATCTTCCTTTTGATGGAAGTTCGACAAATTCCGTTGGCACAACAAAAGAAAACGAATTTTCTTGATTTTCTGCTAGTGCTTGCGGAGGGGGCGAGTTATCTTCGGGGGTGCTCGTGCCGAGCCCCATCCGATCTGTATTTCTAGCCAATATACACCTCGTTTTAAATTATATTATTAGATCTTGAAGAATTCTTTTCCGCCGGAGCCCTTCTTGGCCGATGAGCCGGCTGCTTCACTAGTGATAGTTGCCCAATCATATTTCATGGTAATACTTAATTCTGTTAATTCATCGGAACCATATTCTAAATCGCCATACTTAAGTTCAGAAATCCAAGCATTATTGAGCGTCCACGTTTCAAGATCCACACCATCGGAATCAAGTTGCGTGACATATACTTTTCCAAGGGCGCCCACAGCTTTGTCTTTTGATAACGTCGGCTCGTCGGAGCCGTCTTGGGAAGTGGGGGGCTGATATCCTGATAATTGCACAATATCTGATAAACTTGCAGCCATATCTGGATCAATAGGATCTACCAATGTAATGGTCACATCTTGCCATGTAATAGAGCCGGGATAATAAAAAGTATGATTTAAATATTTATGCTCTGCAGACGCAATCTGAAAAGATGGTTTCGTGGCAGTTTTCGCCCACCACAATATAGGGCTATCAAGCCCATCAAAATATACGTGAAATCTAAATTTTCTTTTTGGTTCTTGTATTTTTGTAGGATCTGTTTCTGTCCAGAATGACATATCTAGTACTCCTGTAATCTATTTTTAAATAGTATGGCGGGGGAAAAAATCACCCCTCTCTTTCTAGTCATCGAATGATGCTCCAGTTGACATAACAACAAAGTCAATTGCGATAAATTCAATAGCGCGGGCAGGCTTAATCATAATTTTCGCATATAAGATGTTTTGATCAACAAGATCTGGCGTTGTGGTGCTCGAATCTAAAATCAAACGATAATCTGTAATACCAAAGTTAATCTTGGTGCTGGCTAACAATGGTTCAACGAGACTTTTAAATCTTAACCATGTTGCTTGAACATTCTGTTCAAATAGAATCTGTGTTGAAAGAATTGAAATTTGTTTCTTCAAGTAAATAACAAGCCTTCTAACGTTAATTCTATCGAGAGCAGAACGGCGTTCTTGTAGTGTCTTCTGTCCAAAGACTACAATGCCAGTAGACGGGAAAGACGCAATTGGATTAATTCTAGCTTCATAAAGCGTGTCGCGCTCCTTAGAAGTTAATCTCTCGGTAACATTATGAACAGGCAGACCAGCAGCACCATCACTTAGTCCACCTCTATTGAAGCCCGCGGGTGCAAACCAAAGCTGAGATTTTCTCTCAGAACTGGCTAATACGCCCATCATAGCAACAGAAGGTGGAATCCAAAGAAGTTGACCGGTCTGGTCATCGCGTGTCTGGACCCATGGATAGAAAGTCGCGCCATAAGAAGAATCAAGGGCTCTATCTTTTAGAGCAGTCGCTGCAGCCTGGGGATTCGTGCCAATTCTGCTGGCCTTGCTTGAGTAGTATTGCTCGTGTGGCGGAATATAAACATTAGCCAAATCTATTAGGGCCATGGCATCTCCACGGTCTTCGCACGTACTAACCATGTGGGATGTAAGAGCATCATTTGTTAAGCCAGGAACAGCTAGTAAATTCATATCAATGAATTCGGGATCGGCAACTGTGTCAATCGCTCTCCGATAAGTATGATATGCATAGCTGGTATCTTCAGTAACAGCGCTGCCCATACCTTTATTATAAAGTGGATCTGGCTTTCTGATATTAAAACCATCAGAGCCGCCCCAGAAGGGCGCTGTAAACTGGCCATATCCATCACTCAAAACGTTTGTATAGGAGCCCGATGTAACAGAAAGCGAACTTGCGCGGGATCCCGATTCCCAGAAATAACTGGGGGTGGAGCCGGCCTTTCTTACATCGTCAAGAGAAAATACATATGACCATGAATCAACACCAGCTACAGAATTCAAGCCCGCTAATGACCCACCAGTACCAGTCGGGTCATCGGGGAAACTAGAATATAATAATCCGTGTGAATCGGCTAAGCTATCATCTGGACGCGTGGAGGTGGTATCTCTTGTGGAGGACAGTCCAAAATATGCATTACTCGGATCTGATAAGCCACCAGCACTTGCTGAAACACGTAGCCGATCTTTGGGGAAATATAAGGAAGCTGTTGCATGAGTTGCCACAATTCCACCAACGGCGGCGCCGGTCATCGCGGCGCGGATTCGAACAAACGAATCGGCGCTTACAGTAGCCCCTAGCGCTCCGGAAACGCGAGTATCTGAACCAATCCCGGGCACTCCTACTGCGCCAATAATAAATGGCGTTACATCTGAGAGCCCATTGTACCCGTGTGAACAAGAAGCTTGTGTTATATCTGTGAACTTCGGGGGTCCAAAGTAACCGAACGGAAGAAGTGTTTCGTCTGAGGCGCCAGCATCCACATCGGCATTCATATCTACATAAACATATTTAGATTGATTTGGATATCCGCCGTATTGCTTCAATCTGCGCTGTGTAACGTCCCAAGTATAATACTGATCTCCGATTCTGCGCGCAACATAATCTGGCGATGTCGGATCAAGAGTGAGATTATCAAAACGCTCTAATACCACCACATTATTATCAGTATCAAAAAGATCTCTTATTACTACAGAAAAAGTACCATAGCCAGATGTTGTTGTTGAAGACTGTTTAACTTTTGCAATAGAAACTTTAGCATTTTTACTTAACCATGAGCCGTGACCTCGACCAATAAGGCGGAAAAGCTTTTGCTGAGTTTGGGGAATATAGTCCCCTGGCGAACCAAGATCTTGACCGATAAACCAACCGGCCTTTGCTTCGGCTGAAGCTTGTCCCAGCATATTGTGGGGGCCCGTGGCGACAGTGCCACTCAGTGCTATTCCTAAAATAACTCCCTGCAATCCATTAGAGGTGCCAATCAAACTGCCGCTTCGCAGTGAATTTTCAAAAGTCTCACCAAGCCAAAGATCTTCGGCTGAAGCGTTAGCATAAAAAGTACCGGCAGTACCCAACAGTTGTGGATTTGTATTAACAGCTTTACGAATAAATTTATCGCTACTATCGTCAAAATTAAATTCAATGAGGCGGGCGCCCTTGTTGGCGCCTGTAACAACTAATGTAAAAAGATCACTAGAATCAGTTCCAATAATAATACCTTGACCTTCGATGGTGGCCGGGGCGTTGGTGGAAGCGGTCGAGTTGAACGGGGCGGATCCTCCGGAGATGCTGCGCGCCTTTCCTCTTAATGAAATAGAGCCACTATCCATATAAAATACAGCAGCCAAATGGGCGCCAGTATCTGTTCCGCCATTACTAAAGTCTGCGACCGTGCCAGACTTCATCACCCAAAGTCCATAGGCGCCACCAACAGTTTCAGCGTCTGTGCCAATATTCTGGGTGGTTTTCCAGCCGGCAGATGCATCGCCAGCAGCAGAGGCGCCGGCAGCAGTTTCTTGGCCGAGAAGACGTATATAAGTAAGGGGTGCAACGTTGGCCCTAAGAAATGCTTTTGCGGCATATGTTCCATACATTGGAGACTGGAGGTTCTCACCGCGAGATATGTCACCACCACCATTGCCAGGGACCGTATCTCCAAACATAGTTACAAATTCAGAATAGGATTCTACTTTAACGGGCTGCATTGCTAGCCCCTTTCTGGAGCGCCCAATAACAACAGGTCCGATGACATCGGCTGTTTTCGGAATAAACGAATTATCAATTTCGTTAATAAACACCCCAGGAGATACAAATTTAAAGTTTTTAACTGACATTATTGTTTCCTCATTCTAAAAAATGGCTTTAATTGCCGCTACAATCATACTTTAAATAGTATTTTGGAACTCAAAAGTCTTCCCGAAATGCAATAAAGTGGTACTTTCACTTCAGGAAGTGATTTTTAAGTACCCCTCCGGAGTATCGGCAACCAATCCTTCTTGCGGAAAGGTGATCTCGACAATATTTTCTTCTATTCTTACAATCGGTCGGTCGTCATTTTCGCCTTCGCCAATCAAATAGCCCAATACTCTTATTGATATATCGGAAGTAAACATTCTCGCATCTTCATTCAGGTTAGAAACATTATTATTATGTGTAAAGCCTTGATCAATAAAAGCCTCATATAAATGGCCGTTTCTTTTCAAAACAAAGGCGTTAATTTGCCCTGTTCTAGTCATAAATGGTGCAAGAAGGTCGTTCATCTGCTGCTGGTATTCTGTTTTAATATGAATTTTATATTCGACGTTCACATATACCGGAATCGGAATTGACATGGTTTTGACGACAATCTTTTTATTTACTCTCGGAAAAAATCTTTGAGTGGATGCGGCCGAACCAGATGTATAATTACTACGTCTCGTATTGCCTACAACAGCAAAATTTCTTGTTTTGTCTTCGACAATCTTTTTGGCGATAACCATTCTACCGGTACGGCCGTTTTTATCTTCTGAATAAACATGAGCCTGAAAAGAGCCCTTTCTGGCTGGATCTTTTGTGATTCCCGTTCTTTCAATGCTAATCAAAGGAAGTTTTAGACCGCCTGCATCATCTCTTAAAGATTTTTCATTTTTAATCTGGAATGAACGTTCCGGCGTTTGCCACAATACTGGTACTTTTACCCAACCTTCGTTAGTGTTGGCATTGAGTCTTAAATCTTCTTTTAACCATGAAACTATCGAATAATCAATGTTTTCAATTGTAGATGCCAGCATTCCTATTTCACTTAGGCGAAGATCGATATCAGGCGGTATCATTGCAAAATCAAAATTATCAGGTAGCATCGAATAGTCCCTTCCTTGCTCTTCTGCATCTACCAGAAATTTCAAAGCCATGATCAACTTGACCAAATAGTTTTGTAGGCTCTGATAACTTAACTATCTCGTAATATATATCTCCATACAAAACAAAATCACCTTCTCGAACATACATATTCTGATCTTCTTCTAATCTTCTCTTGTGAAAATGAACATTAATTTCCCATATTTTATCAATCCCTGCATTTTCAAGATATTCAGTGACATAATCAGTGAATTCGACCAAAGCATAAACTCTTATGGGAGGTAAAAACGTTTTCTCGATTGCCTCTCCATATAAATCATGAAAGTTTGTTCTTTCTATATCAATGGGATAATAAAGAATTTGTTGTCCAATAACTTTTTCAATTAATTCATCATTAACTTGTTTGACTAAATTCCTTTCTTTTTTTCCGAAGAATAAAGGAGGTGGGGGTGCGGCTGGTTTTTTCCATTCATTATCGGCCATTGGTTACATTACCCCACGAATATTGGCAAAGGAGTGCCCTTAAAAGCTGTTGCCGCGGCATCAGTCATTTCGGAATCATTCTTAACTAGTTCCTTATAAGTGGCGCTCTCAAGAATTTCCATCAATTTGTCTCTAAGTTGTGTTTGCTCTTCTTTTGCCTGCGATAGTAATTCGGAATGATTTAAAGTCACAGATTCGCCAGGAATCGGCATTGTTGTAAATTTGCCCCTAATCTGTCCTAGCATCTCTTTGCATAAAGCTAGTGCATATTTTCTAATCCACTGTTTGCCCATGGAATTAATGTTCTCATAAGGTATATTATTAAAAGGCAATGTATTCATGTTATTAATTCCGGTTGTTCCGTCATAATATCTATCACTTACATCCCAGGGATTAGTTAAATCTACATAGAAATTAACCCAAATACGATCCATATCATTTAATCCCCAAGTGCTTGGGGCTGGGAATAATCTCAGGAAATTATCTTTAATTTCATATGAATAATGAGATGTTCTAGTATAAATTGAATCTTCATACATTATAGCTTGCATTTTATTTTGCCAAGTAGGAATAATCTCGAATGTAGAGTCGTCTGCAAACTGACCATATGTGGAATAATTTCCAACTACCCCTACGCCCCCATAATAGCCATAAAACCTCCACATAGCTCTTGGAGAGCGATAAAAAACGCGTGTTACAACGACTCTATTCTTGCCAACTTTACCAGAAAATACAACAGCCTTTCCGGCATCATCTGTGCCGGAATCAGAGGCATCTCCGATTATTGTCTGTAAATCATAATCTTGTTGATTGCTGCCGGGCTTAAAGGAGGCTGAAAAAATTCTATTCGTGCCTCCATAGCCGCCGGCAGTGGACATCGCATCTCCGATCTTGCGAGCTTGTGCATATTGATAGCGAGAATATCTTAATTCGATATTTGAGCCACTTAACGAATCACCATAAACCAATTGGCCTTGTTCATCAAAAGAGCCAGTGGCAGCACCCAACGAACTTCCTAAAACGTTCTTGCCCTGATGAAGATTAACGATATATGAATATTCTAAAACTGCCTCTTCATATGCAGCATATACATTCGCGGGCGTTAATTCAATATCAACAACATCGCCACCTAATTTCTTATAAACATATTTTACTTGTGTGGCGGCGCCGATAAGAAATGCTTGAGAGCCAGTATACGCTCCAATTGGAACAGCAGCGGCTACCTTAGAAGAACTTCCCGTAGATGTTAAAATAATTGAATTAGTCTGTGAACTGGGGGACAATGCTGACATATAAGCTATTTCCTTATTCTCAATGATAAATAGTTTTGATAAAGCAAAAACCCCCACAAGAGCGGGGGTTTATATAAGCTTAAATTAATAAATAATTTATTGTTTCTTTGTCTTTGTTTTATTTTTAGTCGTTTTGGCACGTTTAGTTGCCTTTTTGACTGTTTTCTTTTTAGTTACAGTCTTTTTTTCTTCTACAACGGGTGTTTCAACAACTAATTCTTCTATTTCGGTGTTTTCCTGTTCTTCTTCTTTATTATTGTTAAATCTAATTTTCTTTAAATGTGTAAATTTAGGACTACGAAGAATTCTTCTTTTTTTGCCCATTTTGCCTCCAATGGTTATAATAAATAGTTTTGATTTTCTAAAAACGAAAATCTCAAAAATTGTAGGCGAAAAAAATTTGAGGGATCGCTACTTTTGGGTTTTAATCTCCAAAATAAAACCCCCTCCGAAGAGGGGGCAAAACATATAAAACATTTTAATGGCTATTGAATCTTACTGATCGGCAAAAGTAACACCGGTATCTGTTGCGGAGTTCACGAATCCGCTGATATACCATAATGTGCCATCGCACCAAACTTCAAGGTCGGTGCCACCATCAGGTGTCAAAATGTTGCATCTGGAGTTGGAGTTTCCGTCCGGATGATAGATTGCGCCATCTTCGCCACCAATATCGTGTTGAAGAACGCCGCCGATAAAATAATTTGTATCGGATCCAGTGTTAATTTGAAAATCCTCCGCATCAGCAGCATTTCCGACATAGACAAACCTGAAGCTAAGTCCATCTTGCACTCCAGGCAATGTAAAGATTGTATCAGCGCCGAGTCCGGCGGCGGCTGCTCCTACTAAAACGGTGCGACCACTCTGTGCGGCCGTCAGCGTTGATGTCGCGGTTCCATCGACGTATGCCGACTTCCGAAAATTCATAAGGTTGTTATTTTCATTGATCAGCGCCTTTATTCGAGCGTGACCTACTCTTTTAGTTCCCATAGTTAAAAACCCTCCATTTATAATCATGTTCCTGTATTAGTCTATTTCAACAATACTAGGAGGTAGTTCGAAGTCTACCCGATAACTTTGGTGTGAATGATATTCTCATTCTCATCTATAAGTAGTCTCAGACAAACGAAAGCCCCCGCCAAAGACGGAGGCTTTACGTTTATTTGCTATTTAGCTAATTTAGCTAGTAGCGCCTGCTTCACCAAGGAGTCCGCGTACAACGACTAAGCCGTACATATCAGGACGAACCATCTTCTTGGCATAGCGAGTCATCACGCCCTTACGGGGCACGAAGTCCTCTGGTCCAAAGATGGTAGGTGTGGTCTGTAGCGGCACATAAGGTGCGTATACATACCCAGACTCAAGGAAACTAGAGCCTCGGCGGCCAACCAAGACAACGTTACGGAGGAAATAAGGATCCACAATAACATCGAATTTCTTGGAAAGAGCACCAACCTTAACGGCGCCGACAGAGCCGGTTTCGTCGTCAGCAGTGACACTAGCACGGAATCCAGCCGTAAACTCAAGGATGTTAGCAACCTCGGGTGAAACCACCACGAAGTTTGCTCCACCACGGAGAGTCTTACGGTGAATCTGAGCGGACACATCGTTAATGGTCTCAATCAGAGTCTCATACCACTCACTCACGGTACCGGTGAAATCGGGAGCAGCAGAACTAGCACCAATTTCGGCGCCGGTTGAGCGGTTCACGAAGAGACCGGGTGAACGTGACCAGTAATAAGTACCGGCAGTTGCACCATTCACAAGATCAACAAGAATCTCACGGTCAATCTCAAGAGCAATCTGCTCAGAGAGAATGCTAGTAAGCTCAACTTCGGCATCAAGGTTGTGATAGGCATTAAGATCCTGTCCCAACTCTGGCGTCCATTTCGCTTTGAGCTTCTTGGTCATCGCTGTAATAGCCACGGAATCGACTTTGATGTCGATCTCGGGGATATTATCTTCAGCTTCAAGTCCCCAATCTGCCTGTCCAACAATAGAACCTGCAGCGCCACCAGCAACGATATCATCCTTCTGGGCCCACGATGAAGTTGCTCGCGTTCCTGCGTTAAGTGCGGTCAAAATATTCGCACCCATACCGAGGGCACCACCTGGATCTGCTGATCCAGAAGCCGCACCATCGGCACCAACGCCAACCCAAACAGTAAGCAATCGGGCGCCCGTATCTTGACCAGGATCAACGTTACCGCTGAGTCGCGTGTGACGACGAACCAAACGAGCAAAAGCTGTATCTGTCGAGTCAACCAGAAGTCCATTACCAGCAGAACTGGAAATGTTATATGACTGGGGGCCCTGGAAGTTAAACTGATCGAGTCCACTACAAAGAATAGAGACAACAGCAACATCCGTAGAACCAGATACGAAATCCGGATCATACTGAGCTAACTTGTGTACAGCCGAACCAGAGGCTTCACCCCACTGGGAGAGCGCAACATTCTGTGCAGTTAAAGTAATTGTACTTGTCTGCCCTGAGCCAGTTGGCGAGGAATAAGCGTTGTTAAGGTTATAAGGTCCACCAGCGTCACCCATCTGCTGGGTCAAATCGACACCACCAGTGATTGCGGAAGCAACAGCGTTACCGCCATAGAGCGAACTCGAAAGATCATATCCTAGGCGCGAAATGGCAGTTGGATAATCACCAGCTTCCTGACTCACTGTAAAGTCAAGGAAGAAAATGAGTCCCGAAGGGAGACTCATAGGCTGAACGCTAACGAGATCGTTTGCGATCAACCCTGCGAACACACGCCGAACAATCGGAAACGCGACGGCTGCAAAACCCTCAACATCTCCACCTGCCATTGTGCTTGATTCACGGAGAAGCTCTTTAGCTTGGTTTTCAAGTAGACGAGCCATGCTCTGACGCTTTCTGCTGTCAGCAAGACCCTCAAGAAGACCTGTCTTCTCCCATTTATTTAGTAATGCGCTGCCTTCGGCGCGCATATCTCGATTGACAATACCTTCTGTCAATCTTTCAACGATACTAGCCATAATTTAAATACCTCCTGTAAAATTGTATTATTTAATGCCTGCTAACCGCCTCATTCGCTCTGCGAATGGGTCGGTAGGTTGTGCTGACTCATGACGAGTTGCACGAATTACAGAAGATGGACGGCTAATAGCTTCGCTTAGTGATTGTGGGCTTCGCACGGGCTTGGCCTCCACTGTGCTTTCAAGCGTATTATATATTGTCTTTGCTTCTGTAACAGAATCGGCTTTTGAAATAGCTTCGACAATTCTTTTCTTTTGTCGCTCATTCAAGGAGGTATTCCGTAGAACACGATTCGTGTAAAGCAAACGAGCATTAGAAAGATTTACATTTTGTAAAGTTTCCTTAAGCTCTTTTGTTGCTTGCTCATATTGTGAAAGACGCCCTTTGAGTTGTTTATTCTCGAAAACTAACTCTTCTTGGGCTTTCTTTAAAGTCTCTAAATCTTCTTCGACATCGGTGCTGCGGCGATGCGCTAGCTCTCTTTCAATCTCATGTTTCATCTCATGAGACGAGCGGCCGGCCCAGCCGGATAGTTCCGCACCCATGTCAACTGTTAATTTCTCTGCGATGGTATCAATAAGTTCATCGGAGATTTCAATTTCTTCTTTTTTCGTCTTTTCTTTTTTCTTTCTTGTAGGATCCTTTCCCTTATCCTCTCGACCTTTCTCCTGGCCGCCAGTTGCTCCGCGATAAACATCCGATTCTGGATCTTTATGCACTACAGGATCTCCAGGGCGCCACCGCTTCTCCCGGTCTTCTCCAAGTTCCTCTTCCTCACCATCGGAAAGCATTTCGGCAAGTTCTTCTTCATCAATCTCTAAATCTTCATCAATCTCAGCTTGGAGCGCTTCGACAGATTCGCGGAGGGCGCCGAGATCAAGTGTAACTTCGACATCTTCTCCTTCGCCGGGAATGCTCTTAAGGCTTTTGCCATCCATTTTGCTGGCACCATCTGTGGCAGCATAAGGAACGTCTTCTACGTCCTCTTCGATGCCATCAGCTTCGCCTTCAGCCTCAACATCTAAATCGGCTCCAAGATCAGCACCTAAATCGACTGCAGGGTCTGCGCCCAAATCTGGTGCGTCTCCAAGATCGGCTCCCAAATCTAAATCACCAAGCTCATCTTGTTCAAGAAGCCCATCTAATGCTGCGCGTACTTCATCAGAATATTTATCAATAATAGTTGATTCTGCGCTTTTAAGCGCGGCTTCGCGTAATGCATTGGCATCCACAATAGCTTCCTTAAATAAATTTGACATGAAATAGCCTCTAAAAAGATAATTTTCCTATGATAAATAGTGTTTTATATTGTAAAAAGACATAATTTTAATTATCTGCAAATAGCCAGTGAACATTAACGATCAACCCATTCATATTTTAGTGTTACATTCCCATATTCCGGCTTTGCAGTTGGTGTATGGGCCCGTTCCGAGATAGCAACTCCTATGAAAACATCATCGAAATTATCCCCAGCATTGTCTGAGATATAATCCTCCCGAGAATCTGAATCGGTGGCTTTGACGAACTGCCACG